TTATAGAGAGTATCTACCCGATGCAGTCCGAAATTCACCAGGACAGTCCATTTATTGCCCGACCAGTCCCGATCGATGGTAACTAGTGGCAGCTCGTAAACAAGCGCTACGAGGGGCAACCAAGGCAAGGCTTCACAGTCCACTTCTCAAAGGCAAAACGCGCTCAGATGAGATCGCCAAGATGGCTGATGACTTAGGCACGCCTTTATTGCCGTGGCAGAAGTGGATGCTCGATGACATGATGCGCATAGATGCTAAAGGCAACTACATTCGTAAGACAACCCTGCTATTGGTAGCACGCCAGAACGGCAAGAGCCATCTAGGTCGGATGCGTGTGATCTGGGGTCTCTTCTATGGAGGCGAGACAAAGCATTTGATCATGAGCTCTAACCGAGCGACTGCTCTCATGACCTTTCGTGAGATTGCCTGGATCATCGAGAACGCACCTCATCTGAAGGCTGGCACTAAGGCAATCCGCTACGCCAACGGCGGAGAGCGCATCGAGCTGCTTAACGGAGCAACGCTTGACCTAGTATCTGATACTCGTGACTCATCTCGTGGACGCACTGCCGATTTCTTATGGATCGATGAGGTTAGAGAGATCAGTAAGGACGGATATACCGCAGCGATTCCAACGACTCGTGCCCGTCCTAATTCTCAGACGTTGCTTACATCAAATGCCGGGGACGCTTTCTCAGAAACTCTTAACACACTTCGAGAGCGAGCCTTATCCGCACCACCTAAGTCTTTTGGGTTCTACGAATACTCAGCACCGCAATACTGCAAGATCACAGACCGCAATGCCTGGGCAATGGCTAATCCTGCGCTCGGCTACACAATAACGGAGGAATCACTTGAAGAAGCTGTGGCAACTAACAAAATTGAAGACATTAGGACTGAGCTTCTATGTCAATGGATTGATTCTCTCCAGAGTCCGTGGCCTCATGGCGTTCTTGAAGCAACTTCCGATTCCACACTCCAGATTCCGATCGGCGGCTATACAGTCTTTGGCTTTGATGTTTCTCCATCTCGTCGCAATGCAAGCCTCGTTGCTGGTCAGATTATGGGTGACGGAAGAATCGGCGTCGGGATTCTCCAGACGTGGGAAAGTCAAGTCTCAGTAGATGATCTCAAGATCGCAGCTGAGATCAAGGGATGGGCTGATCAATATCGTCCGAAGATGATCTGCTATGACAAGTACACGACGCAATCGATCGCTGAACGCCTGGCTAACGCTGGTCAGATAACACAAGATGTCTCAGGCCAGCAGTTCTATCAGGCTTGCTCTGATCTCCTCGATGGCATGGTCAATGGTCGAGTAGTTCACAACGGCCAGGAGGAATTGATAAAGCAGATGAATAACTGCGCGGCTAAGACAAATGACTCATCCTGGCGAATTGTAAAACGTAAAAGCGCAGGCGATGTATCTGCTCCAATCTCCCTGGCCATGGTCGTATCGATGCTATTAAAACCACAACAGGTAGCGGCTATCTACACCGAATAACACAACATGTAGTGTATAATTGCGACCTATGGGTCTATTTGATCGTAAGCCAAAAGTAGTAGAGGCTCAATACGCGCCGCAGATTATGGGCGATAGTATCAATGGAATCTACAATTTTACGTTTCCAGTGATATCCCGTCGGGATGCAATGAGCGTTCCAGCGCTAAAACGATGCCGTGATTTACTTTGCACAGTCGGCACTATTCCGCTTGAGTATAAGAAAAAATCTACAGGCGAGGAAATTCCAGCCCCTCGATGGGTACATCAATTATCAAAGTCCCAGCCTCAATTTGTTACGCTCTCATGGCTTGTCGATAGTCTTCTTTTTTACGGGCAGGCTTTTCTTGAGATTACTGAAATTTATGCTGAAGACGGCCGAGGCGCTTCCTTTGATTGGGTCTCTAACACTCGCGTCACTTTCGATTTAGATATACATAACACTTTCGTTACTCAATACTACGTCGATGGATCACCCCGGCCAATGTCAGGACTCGGATCACTCGTTACATTTCAGGCGTTTAATGAAGGCATTCTAAATACAGGATCTCGTACAATTCAGAGCGCAATAGATGTACAGAAAGCCGCCGCAATAGCCGCTGGCACTCCGATGCCGTCGGGCTATATTCGGAATTCGGGGGCTGACCTCCCACCTGCTGAAGTTCAAGGATTGCTAGCTTCGTGGAAGGCTGCTCGTCAAAATCGTTCGACTGCTTACCTTACTTCGACTCTCCAGTACGAAACTGTCGGATTTAGCCCTAAAGACATGATGTACAACGAAGCGATACAGAATCTTGCGACTGAGATTAGCCGTCTATGCGGAGTGCCAAGTTATTATCTCTCAGCAGATCAAAATACATCAATGACTTACTCGAACATTCTTGATGAGCGTAAGCAGCTCGTAGCCTTAGCGTTCCAGCCGTACATTTCTGCGATCGAAACGCGCCTAAGCATGGACGATATCTCTACGGCTGGACACTATGTAAAGTTCGATCTTGATTCTTCATTCCTTCGCGTTGAACCAATGGAGCGCCTACTCGTATTAGAGAAGATGTTATCCCTTGGACTTATCTCAACAGAGCAGGCTATGGAGATGGAAGATTTAACACCTAACGGAAGTGATGACTAATGGAGACGTTATACATTGAAGCATCCTCAATCGAGTGCAGCGAAGACCGCCGCGAGATTTCAGGAAAGATCGTGCCACTTGGTACAGGCGAGATTGGTCAGACTAATCTCGGCGCTTATACCTTCGAGTCCGGCTCTATCGAGATCGAGGACGTTGCAGCGATTAAACTATTTAGCCAGCATGACATGAAGAAGCCTATCGGGCGCATGACTTCTAGCGACATTAAAGCTGATGGTATTTATGCCACATTTAAGATTTCTCGTTCAAGCGCCGGTACTGACGCACTCGTCATGGCCAGCGAAGGCCTCGTATCTGGCCTATCAATCGGTGCAGAGATCATCGCATCAAAGCCATCACGCGATGGCCACACAGTCGTAACAGCGGCTAAATTAAAAGAAGTTTCTCTAGTAACTGAGCCAGCCTTTAAGTCTGCTCAAGTATTAGAGATCGCAGCGGAAGAAGCGCCAGCCGAAGCCGTAGAAGAAACCCTACCTACAGAAAGCGAGACAGTCGTGGAAGACACAACAGTCGAAGCAACACCAGTAGAGGCTGCGGCTGTAGAAGCTGCTCGCCCTACTGTACAAGCGATGGTATATTCAACACCACGCATCGAAGTTACAAAGCGTAACTACCTCGAAAACACATTGAAGGCTAATCTCTTCGGTGATGATGATTCTCGTCAATGGCTTCGCGCTGCTGACAACGATCAGACAACAGGTGCAGGATTTATCCCAACACCACAAAGCACACAGCTACTTAACTTCCTTTCTAACGCAGATCGTCCGTTTATCGATTCGATCAGCCGTGGCACAATGCCAGAATTTGGAAAAACTTTCGAGTTGCCTAAGATCACTGAGGTTCCTCTTGTTGATCAAATCGACGAGAATGGCGCAGTAACAGAGTCACAACTTGAAGCCTCATACATCACAGTCACAAAGAAGTCATTCAAGGGTCGCGCAATTACTACTCTCGAACTTCTAACAAATTCGACACCTGCATTCCTAGACGAGCTTCTTGTCCAGATGGAATACGCTTATGCTAAGGATACTGAAGAATTTGTAACTACCGCTGTCCAAGGCGCAGGAACACTCAACGCAACAGCACAGGCTAACTCAGCGACTGGACTTCTATCCTACGTATCAAGCGCAGCAGCAGCAGTATATTCAGCATCACTTGGTTTTGCTCGCAACATGATCGTTACACCAGAACAATGGGCTAACATCATGAGCTACAACGATGCCGGACGTCCAATCTACATCGCTGCAAATCCACAGAATGCAGGTGGTGCACTTACACCTACATCACTTCGCGGTAACGTTGCAGGTCTTGACCTTCGCGTATCTCGCTACATGAAGGGCTCTGGAGGAGTCGGTACAGCAGATTACTCAATGGCTGTCGTAAATCCAGATGCTTACACATGGTACGAGGGCGCACGTCAGCAACTTCGCACAAATATCAACTCTGACGGAACAGTAGATATCTTGCTATTCGGTCAGGGAGCACTTGCCACTAAGTTAGCGGCTGGCGCAAACTGGTTCAACCTAACCTGATAACACCCTAAGTCGCTGGCAGGGTAGTGCCCTTCTACCCTGCCAGTCTTTAGAAAGGATAAGAGCATGGCATTGACAACAGTTGCAGAGCTTCGCACCGCCCTTGGCGTTGGCACTCTCTATACTGATGCAGTCTTGCAGCAAGTCTGCGATGCCGCAGATAACGTACTCTTGCCCTTTCTATGGAAAAATCAGCAGTACATCATTGCTCACGGCAACGTAGGCACAGTTGGAACACTTTATTTTGATCAGGATATCCGCGAGTATTTCTACGTTGGACAATCTGTAACAATCTCAGGTGCAGGTAGTCGCTACAATGGGACTAAGACAATTACAAAAGTCGATATTCGTTCATTCAATGTAACTACAGCTCACACGAGCGACAATCCACGTCACACAGTTGAGCCTTATGGCATCGCGGCAGTCGAGACTTATACCGATTATGCAACAGTTCCGGCAATTCAAGAAGCTGCACTTATGATCTCAATCGATATCTGGCAATCTCGCCAGGCTCCATCTTCAGGCGGAGTCACCATCGATGGCTATCAACCTTCTCCTTATCGCATGGGCAATACCCTTCTTGCTCGCGTCCGTGGCCTTCTTGCGCCTTATCTTGATCCGAGATCGATGGTGGGCTGATGGCCGCCATATCAACACTCCGCGCAGGCATCGCCGCAGCTCTTACCGATAATACAAAATACTCAGTCTTCTCATTTCCACCTGCAACACCTATTGCCAATAGCGTGATAGTCGCCCCTGCTGATCCTTACATCTCACCATCTAACGGCTGGCATTCAACTATCTCGCCTATGGCCAATTTCGTAATTTCCGTCATGGTTCCTTTGCTCGATAACGAAGGCAACCTTAACGGGATGGAAGATAACATCGTCCGGGTTTTTAACCTGCTCGCTGCATCTGCCTACACCTACAACGTAACAGAAGTATCGGCTCCAGCCGTACTCAATGCTGCGTCTGGTGATCTACTAACCTGTAATATCAATATCTCAGTCCTAACGAGTTGGAGCTAAAATGTCCGAGTGGGAAAAAGAGCAAGAAGCCTTCCTGATCAAGATCGGGCAGGCAGCACCATCAGCACCAAAACCATCTACTAAGAAAGACGAGGAATAACCTAAATGGCTGTATTTCTAAATAACAAGGTCGGCGTAAAGGTAAACTCTGTCGATCTTTCAGACCACGTTACCGCAGTAACACTTAACCGATCATTCGATGAGCTAGAAGTAACTGCAATGGGCGATGGCGGACACAAGTTCGTTAAAGGCCTTGAGGCATCATCTGTCACAATCGACTTCCTCAACGACACCGCATCAGCGAACGTCCTTGCAACCCTTCAGGCTGCATGGGGAACTAACGTCACAGTTGTTCTACTTCAGGAAAAGGGAACCGCAGTAGGTGCGACTAACCCTCTCTACACAATGACTTGCCTGATCAACGGCACAACTGATATCAATGGCGCAGTGGGCGATCTCGGTACTCAATCATTGACATTCAACGTCTCTGGTACAGTAGCAGTTGCCACAACAGGCACATTCTAAGAAACTAAACAAAGGGGCATAGCATGGCAAAGTTAATAGTCACGATGGCAGACAATACAGTCACCGAGATCGAGATCACTCCTCGATTGGAGTACGCGTTCGAGCTATATGCTAAAAAGGGATTTCACAAAGCGTTTCGCGATGATGAAAAGCAATCAGATGTCTATTGGCTTGCATGGGAAGGCCTTCGACTAAGTGGAGTCACAGTCAAGCCATTCGGCGCAGACTTTCTCGAAACTCTAAAAAGTGTAGAGGTTGCTGAGTCTGACCCTTTGGCCTAGGCAGGGATAGCATCCACTATCTCATC